TTCGGACAGTAGATTATCCATCTCTTCGCGAATAATTTGTTTTAGTTCGAAAAGTTTCACTATTATAAGCCTCCTAAATCGCCTATTTTACCTTGCATTGCTTGATTAACTAAATTTTTAAGCTGTGCTGGCATTTCTCCTCCAATCGATTGGAACTCTCCACCTTTTTCAGATAATATTTTGCCATCTTTCATTTTTATTATAGTATAACCGCCTTTATATGGAGTGCCTTTTAGTTTTTCTGCCCCAGGTGTCGCATGTTTAGAAGTTGAAATAATAATTTCTTGTGTGCCCTCTTTCGTTTGAACTGTCTTTCTGTCAAGATCTGAATCAGTTTTAACAGATTTTTCGGCGGCTTTCATATCACCTCTAGACATAAATACAACTATACTGATGCTTGTCCCGTCTTCCCTTTCAAAATCTATTTGCGTATGCTCTGAGGCATATTCATTGACTTGCATTTTTGCATCTTCTTTCTTTTGAGTTTGAGTGGTTACATCTTGATGAATATCTGGGACTTTAGCCGCTGCAGCAGCAGGAGACAAAGCACTAGCGGCGATTGCTATAGCTGTGGCATAAGGAACGGCTTTTCTTTTAAGATAACTAAGAAATTTCTCTTCAGTTATTCTACCTTCTTGAAGCATTTTTATTTCTTTCGCAAACTGCTCTGAATAAACTGCTATTATCTCTTCGCTGATAATTTGTTTTACTTCTGAAAGTTGCTCCTCTTCTTCGTCTTTTTCTTGTCTTTTCTCCTGTTGTTCCAATCGTTCTTTTCGCTGTGCTATTTCTTTATCAAATATCTTTCTGACTTCTGTGTCATACTCTAAACCTTTTGCGATTTCACCCCAATTAACGTAGGGTATTTTAATTGAAATGCCTTCATAACGATTTGTGTTTGTTGCTTGGGCATCTCTAAAAGTGTCTTCTAAATATTTCACCACATCATCAAATGTTACTACTTGCTTTAATGCTCCATCAAAAAAAGATATTTTTGGGTATCGAGGTGGATTAAAAGATGAAATTCCAGGCATCTTAGATTTGTCTGCTTTTAAAGCATCTAAAAAATTTACAGTGGATGCAATGCAAGAAAGAAATACTCTTGCAGAAAAATATACTAGCGACACCAAGGCCTTTAACGAGTCTCTTTTAGAACAGGGTATGGCTCAAGAAAAATTTGCATCTCGATTACTTGAACAAAGTGAAAGACTTTCTGAAATTAGGGAAGGTATGCCCTCGGCTGCAAGTGCTGCTTCTTCAACTCGTCTTTATGGAGAACTGGCTCAGGCCAGAATGCAAAATACCGCTCGTTATTTAAAAGAGCTTGAGGCATATAAAGCTCCGGAGTCTCCTGAAATTGACTTTAGTTTTCGAAATCCAATTACTGGACAGAAAATGAATATTGACGATCGGTTTGAAGATATCTATGTTGAAGAAGAACCTGTTTCTGCTGTGGCTCGTCGATCTATTCTAGAAGGCTTTGCTTCCCGACGGGATGCAATTATGGAAGAGTTTTTAGAAGACTCTGCTAGAATATATGGTCGAAGTTCTGACTATATGGAAGCCAATCCAGATGGAACTTATGGTATTCGCCGTCGTAATACTATTGAAGAAGCTATGAAAGACCAGTACGGACCATCAAATAGTTTTATGCCGGGCTACCTGGATCTAGGGCTGCGTTTCCGTCAAGAAGCTGAGCCTGTTTCTCCACAATCTATGCAAGAAGTAGCAGAAACAGCATATTATAATAATTTTCTTAATGCATTACAGTTAGAGCAAAGGGCAGAATCCTTTGCAGAAGCTCAAGCTCTTGCTGATATGGCGGACTTTACTGAGTTTACGGTAAATCCTACCGGAAGAAATGAAACTACATTTGATGCTGTTACTGCATTTTACGAACAAGACGCTAATAAAATTCTTGAGGATATGATTGAAAAAACTACAGACCGTTTAGAAATTTCTCGATTAGGAAAACGAGAAGACTTCATGAACGAGTTTAATCGTCGACGAGAAAGGGCAGTCTCTCAGCAAGATGCTTTTAATAGGCAGCAGAAAGAAAATAGAGAGCGAGCCGAAGAAATGGCAAAAGAAAAAGCCCGAGTTCAGCAGCTCTTTGAATCTCAAAAACGAGAATATGAATCAACCATGTCATCTTTTGGTTACACTCCAGACCAAATTGCAGGAGGAATTACCTTTGATGATACTAGACCTATGTAACGAAGGGAGCTACTAATGGGTGGCGGAACTCCAATTATTATGGGTGGATCTACCCAAAGCGAGCTTCAAGCTCAGCTTGAAAGATCAGCTCTTGAAAACGAACGAATGCTTGCATTAGCTGCTGATGAACAGCTTCGTCTTCGAGACGAACTTGCACAGCGAGATAGAGAAATGGCATCTCTTATTGAGCAGCAATCTCGAGAGCAGGAACTGGATCTTGCTGCTGCTCAGCGTGCTCTTGCAATTGAAATTGATGCTCTTGAAAATGAGGATGATAAAGATGACTTAGAGGTTGACTTCTCTGCTTTGGAGAAAGCACTCGCACAGGGCATGGGTGGCGGTAATTCCGGCGCTCGGCCATTGTGAGGTGATTTATGACAAACATTGCGAAGCCAACTGATGGTTCTAGATTATCAGAAAGGTTTACTCATTTAGATTCTCTTCGAGGAAGTAAACTTGAGCGTGCTCGTTATATGAGCAGCCTTACTATTCCATCTCTTCTTCCAATTGACGGGATTACTGGCAACGGTGAAATGCCCAAGCCATATAGCTCGGTTGCGTCTCGCGGTGTTACTAACATGGCAAGCCGGATGCTTTCAGCTCTTCTTCCTTTGAACGATCTTCCGTTCTTTAAATTTGAGTTAAACAATGGAACCGAAGCAGATCCTGATACCTTTTCTTATATGGAAGCTTTATCTCATCAGATCTACAGTAAACTTACAACCAAAAATCTCCGAGAGTCGCTGTTTCTTATGCTTCAACAGTTGATTGTTAATGGAGATTGTATGGTTATTATGGAAGACGATTACTCTTTTAGAGTATACCGTCTTGATCAGTATGTTGTTCGTCGGGATATTGATGGCTCAGTTGTTGAGTTAATTTATCTCGATTGGGTTCCTAAAGAACCTAACAATAATATGTACGAAGCATATGACATGAACTTTTTTCCGTCTTCTTGGAATGCATCTAATGCTCTTCCTGATTATCAAGCACACTTTAATAGGATTGTTTGGAACTCAGAAGAAGAAGCGTGGGATTATTATTCCGAAGACAGTGAAGGAAATGAAGTGGAAGAGGGACAGTATAAAAATACTCCCTTCTTGCCTTTACGGTGGATTGGTGTAACTGGCGAAGATTACGGCAGATCGCATTGCGAAGAGATTCTTGGTGATATTGAAACCCTTGAGGCTTACACTAAGGCTCTTATTGATGGAATGACTGCTGCCTCTACTTTTTGGGTAGCAATTGATCCAGCTGGTATTACTGATATCGAAGATGTTGCTAGTTCTCCTACAGGTTCTTTTATTGGAGCTAGAAATCAAGATGTATTTACGGTATCTCCAGCACAAACGATTAGCCCTCAGCTTAACGCTGCCCAAACGGCAGTTGAACAAATGCGACGAGAAGTTGGAGCAGCCTTTCTTTTAGGATCTGCGGGTATTCGTCAGGCTGATCGAGTTACTGCTACTGAAGTTCGAATGCTTGGTATGGAAATTGAAAATGTACTAGGCGGAGCATTTAGTGCTATTGCTCGATCTTTATTAGAGCCTGTTGTTCGACGAACAATTGGATTAATGATTAACAATAATGAAATTGATGAACGCCTTGAAGATGAGTTTATGGATAAAGGTCAGCTTTCTGTTAATATTGTTACTGGGCTTCAGGCTCTTAGTAGGGAAAGCGATCTAACCAAACTTATGCAGCTTGGTGAAATGGTTCGAAACCTTCCCCCGGAAGCTATTAAACACTTCCGCTGGGATCAATACGGCATTGCACTTATTTCTTCTCTTGGTTTTGATCCCCGTAATTGGGTTCGAAACGAAACCGAAACTGACCAACGAATGATGGATCAGCAACAGCAAATGATGGAAATGCAGGCACAGCAAGCAATTGCAATGGGTGCTGCTCAAGGCGCTGGATCCGCAGCGGGTCAGGTTGCACAAACTGGAATTAGTAATGCAGCAATGCAGCTAATGGAACAAGGAGGAATGTAATGGAATGTTATAAAGATTGTACTAAAACCGGCTGTAATAAGGAATGTAGTATGATTAAAAAACTTTCAACTAAAGTTCAACGCGCGTTAGTAGCTGCTGTTAGTGGTATTATTATTGCTGCTGACTGGATTCATACTGGTGTAGTTCGAGGCCTTAAGGCAACTATTGCTGGTATTGAATGGTTATTCTGATTCTCTTGGAAAGGAGAACTAATGTCTGAAGAGACTACGACTAATACTGATACTGATTACCGAAGTGAAGTACCCGTGGAGTCTGAAACACCGGGTAACGATGCTTCTATGACTACTGAAGCTATGGCTGGCTTGCAAGAGACTAATACTGATCCCAATGCTACTGATCTTCAAAAGCAGCTTGCTCATGAGCGAGCTATGTTTGAAAGGTATGTTCAGGAGCAAGGAGAAAAGATTCCCGGAAACTTTAAAAGTGCCGGAGAATGGTTTGATAGTCTTAAAAATGCACAGGGCCAGTATACTAAAGGTCAGCAGGAAATTGCAGATTTAAAAAAGCAATATGAAATGTCAGGTAATACTAATAACCCTGATTATGTTGAGCCTACTTCTGCTACTGAAGCAATGGTTTCTGATACCCCAGAAATCGCTAGCTCAGAAGATTTACTTAATGAGCTTAGAATTCCTGATTCGGACGCTAAAAAAGAAGAATCGAAAACAGAAATTGATTCTAATGCTCGAGTTTCAGAAGCGGATTATAGTAGATGGTCTTCTGAAATTGCATCAACTGGAAACTTAAGCCAAGAAAGCCGAGAAGAACTGAAGATTAAAACCGGCTTTACTGATGGTATGGTTAATGATTATCTTTCTGCTCATCAAGCTAAGCGTCGGCAAGCTTTTACCGAAGCATCAGATTTGGTGGGAGGAGGAGAAAAACTTTCGAAGATCCTGCGTTGGGCAGCGAATAATTTTGACGGAGACAAGCTTGCTAGCTTGCAGTCAGGACTCGCTAGTCCAAACTCAGAGCTGACTCTTCGAGGTCTTGCAGCTGCATATGAACAAGCTAACCCTAATAACGAACCAGCTCGTTCTGCAAAAGCTGTTACTCCCCAACAGGCTGGTGCTTCAAGGGAGTTACCGGGTTACAAGTCTATGGCGGAATACCGAATGGACATGAGTAACCCTCGTTTTGCTCGAGACGATAAGTTTCGGAATGCCGTAGAAATGCGTGCAGCTCGTACTGATTGGCGAAGACTTCAGTAATTTAGTGATCTCCTCGAAAGAGCTAGCTCTCCTAAAAAACTGAAACTAATACAAGCAATCCCTGTCAGCTAGGGGCAATTGAGCAGTATTTTATTTCCTATAATGTACGTATTGTTTAGATATTTATTTTATTAATTATTGTATAAGGATATACTTATGAGTTATGATCCCTCAAGTCCTGATACTACCACTAATGCTGGTAGTCTTCTTAACACCGATATGGCCTATCGCAATGGCTACGGTGCTACCGAAGGCGGTCCCGCTGATGGTACTGTTTCGAAGCTTTGGCTTCCTATTTGGAGTGGTGAAGTTCTCCACGCCTACGATTCTTACAAGCTCTTTGAGCCGATGGTTACTTCCAAGACCCTTGAAACTGGTCGAACTATGGAATTCCCAATTACGGGAACCGTTACTCTGAAGGCTGAGTGGCATGCTGGTGAATACCTGCATGGTGGCGAAGACGCGAAGAACGGTAACTTTGCCGTTAGTCTCGACGGTCGTCCGATGGCTGCTCACTTCGAGCTTGACAACATTGACCTGATGATTACCCAGTGGGAGTATCGTCAGGAGCTTGCTCGTCAGGCTGGTCAGACGCTTGCTAATGCTCGCGATAAGCAGATTGGTGTTATGATTGCAGGTGCTGGTAGTGTTGCAGCTCTGTCTTCTGATCCTCGATCGGGTATTTCCCTTCCCGAGATTGGTCAGCTTACTGATTTTACTCCTGATCCATCGGCTACTCAGGCTCTTGAAATTCTTGAGCATATTGAGGCGTTTATTACCGACTGTCAGGAAAACTCGGTTCCCATGTCCAACGCTTACTGCGCTGTGACTCCGAAGATGTTCCAGCAGATTCGTCGCCTTGGTGTTGCTACCCATGCTACTACTGCTGGTCAGAACCCCGTTAACATGCAGCCGATGTTCGGTGGTGTTGCTCAGGCTGGTGGTCTGGGTGCTCCGTTTACCGAGGGAATGCATGGTATGGACGAAAAGCTCATGTACATGGGTGTTACTATTTGTAAGACCAACCACATTCCTAAGGTTGCTTATGACGGAGCCGCAATTGGCGCTTCTAAGTACAATGTTCACGGCGATGATGCTGGTATTGAAGCTCTTATTTGGATGCCTGAGTGTGTTGCTTCGATTCGTAAGACCGGACTGGTTGTTGATACTGAGGATGATATCCGACGTAACACGACCTTTACCGTTGCTTCGATGCTGAGCGGTACGGGCATTCTTAAGCCTGAGCTTGCTAAGGTTATTGTTAAGAAGATTGGTACTGATGGTGCGGACAACAATACCCGAGCTGAAGTTCTTTCTCTTCTCGGCGGTGGTTCGGCCCACGACTTTGGATACGCAAACACCTGATAATCCTCCTTCGTTACTAGTTCTACTCCGCGTTTTTGTGCGGCACTTCTATAGTGAGGACAAGACGAAGGGTGGTGATTTAAGCTATGTTAAGCTGTATCTACTGATAGATATTTTATCTGCGTCGACCGGAGGAAACATCGGTCGGCGTTTTTGTTTTAAATTTTATTACTCTAATTAGGAGCCTCTTATGGGCCAGATGACTAGATTAGACGCAGTTAACCAGTGTCTACTGGCTGCGGGTGAGGCCATTATTTCGGATCTTGAAAATCAAAGTGGGGTTGATAGTAGCATTGCTGAATATCTCCTTGATCAATATACTCAGGATTTTCAGCTTCGAGGTTTGGCTAATAATGTGTATACTTATGACTTAAAGGTTGATTCTGAAACTAAAACTATTAGCCTTCCTAGCAACATTATGAGTCTTGATATGATTACTGCCTGCTATAATTCGGACGGAGAACTTATTCGTGTGTCCGTCAAAAAAAGTGCAGGAGCATCTATTCTTTTTAATGTAACGGATCAGACAACTAATTGGTCAAGTTACTCAAACAAAACTTTAAAAGCTAAGGTTATTGTAAAGCTTGACTGGGAAGATATTGACACTCCCGGACAGCGAAGTATTACTGCCTCAGCTGCTCGTCGATACCAGATGCTTACCCAAGGAGATCGAGATATGGATTCGTATCTTCAGCAAGATGAGCTTCTTTACGGAACCAAGGGTAAGGCCCGAGATATGTTTAGTAAAGATAGAACTATTTGGGATGCTGGTGGCTATCAAAAACGACGAGCTGTCTTTCGTCCTCATGGTGGAGGAATGAATATTCGCTACGGGCGAGGAAGGACTAGCTAATGATAAATAGACGACGAGGCAAGACTCTTTCTACTAATATCCCTATCTACTCCTTGTCTGGTGGCGTGGGCCGTCAGGCCCCGTCGAAGCGTCTCCCAACTGAATCTCAGGAACTTGAAAATGCTATGATTACTGTTGAACGGTCTTTAGAAAAACGACCGGGAACAGATCTTATGCCTATATTTAATCCGGGATCTCAGGACTTTACTGGAGATGACCTTGGTTTGCCGCAGGCAAATAATACTCTTGAATTTTTCTGGCATGCTTTATCGGAAAATGCTAGATATCTTATTGTGATTGATCGAAGTGCTACTGCATCAGGCAATAAGCTTTACTATGTTTTTTATTATGATCCTTCTACCGATACTTTTATTGACCATACTCCTGCAACTCAAGAGGATGCACAAATTCCAGCCGATGTTAGAGCTTATCTTACATATCAGGCTAATGGCGATCCGCTTAAGCTTGTTGCTCAGGGTCAAAATATTGTATTCTTAAATCCCAATGTTCATGCAGGATATACCAGTAAAAAAGTAACTCTTGAAATTGGAGATTTTCTTGACGACGGCACAGGAGCATCAGCTCTTACCGCTGGTCAAGAAGGAGATTATTATCTTCAGATTGGCTTTGATGGAGAAGTAATTGGTGATGGCAGTGATGCTTCCAATACTTATAAGCAAGATCTTAAAGGAGCCAAAGAAGAATATAAGACTGCAATTAAAGTAGATCCCGCAGGGATTGCTATTCTTTGGGATCAGCATAGTAGCTATGCAAGAGGAACTCAGGTTCTTGTTGTTCCCGGCACTGCTGATCTTACGGGAAGTGTTGGCTCTTCTGATGATAATGGTATTGAGGCAAGCGAAGACGATGTTAATGGAGGTTCTTCTTATGTAGGTAAAGTACAAAAGTCTTATATCCTACAGGCGGTTACTTCTATTGACGCAAATGAAAACATTGCAAGAAAAACAAAGTGGACTGTTATTGCTACGGATGCTGATAACTTTGATACTGCAACCAGTAGCCTTACTATTCCGGCTCTTGATACAGACAGAACTCCAAAGCAAATTGAAGTTAAAGACTGGGAATATCCAGACTCTTCTAAGCCTCAGCTTGGTCAGTCTCTTCCTACCTTTAATGACTTAACTATTCCTCCCTTACAGATTGATGTAACGGATGGTAATAATGGCGCAGAAGATATGCTCGTTGCTTTATATGGTCTTACTAAAAATGCTGCTGCTGATTTACCTTTAACTGATTCAGCAGATGGTAAAGTATACTATATTCAAACTGGATTTCAGGGACAATCTCCCGGATACTATCTTGCAAAAAGCACGACTTCTCCGCACTTTCTTAAAGTACGAACTCCAGATGAGTATTCTGTTTTTGATAATAAACGAATGCCTATAACATTTGAGTTTACAGGAATTAATTCCTCCGGAGTTTCTCAGTGGGAGTTTAAGCTTCTTAACTGGGAACATAGAACCTCAGGAACTGAAAAAGATCTTAACCCGGGACCAACGCCGTTTAAAGAGGGTAAGCAATCTAAAATTGCAACTATTGCCTACTTTAGAAATAGGTTGTTTATGTCCTCTGGAGATATAATCTTTTCAAGTCGAGACGGAGATTTTACGGATCTTTGGATTGAAGATCCTGGTCTTATTGTAGACTCAGATCCTATTGATGTCGCAGCATCGGCTAATAAATTTACCCCGATTACTAGCATGGTTCCGTTTAGTGACTATATGTTTGTAAACACAAACGCAGATACTCAATATGAACTTATGGGCTCTGAAAACCAGATTACTCCATTTACAGCTTCTCTTCAGCCGATGACCTTTTATTCTACGGCTCCTCTTGTAGATCCTTTAACGCTAGGTAATAATATTTTCTTTTATGATGCCGAGCGTTTATATCTTTACTTAGGACGAGGCGGAAGCTTATCAACCGCTCAAGAATTATCTTCGCATTGTGCAAAGTATCTTCCTAAAAACTACGGAGCAACTGCGGTAGCAGCGGCTCAAGATACGCTGTTGGCGGTTGATGCTGACAATCCAACAGATGTGTATTTATATACCACAAAATATCGAGGCAATCAGATTGCTCAAAATGCTTTTTATAAGTATATCTTTGAAGATGTATCTGTTATGTCTATGCAAGCGTGGGATAACTATGTGTACATGGTTATGAAAACCAGTTCGGATGAGTATCGAATTGAGCGACAGCTTATGAGAAATGATCCCACTAATATTCCTCGTTTAGATAAAAAACAAGAACTTACCATTACTCTTGGCAGTACTTTAGGTAGCTTAAGAGATGGTGTTAATGGTGTTTATAATGCAGATGTAAATGAAACTACTGTTAGAATTCCTTACAAAATGGATGCAACTAAATCATACGAGTTTGTAGACGTTAATGGAGGAATTTATACTATTAAAACAATTACTCCGAGTACTGACCATACTGATATTGTAGTTAAGGGCGATCACTTTCAAACCAATCAGCAACTTCTTGCTGGCGGTAAGTATTATATTGGCCGTAAATTTACTATGATGGCTCAGCTCAGTACTCAGTTTGTTCGAGGTCGGGATAATAATCCAATGGAAGGTATTTTAAATTTAGCTTCTATGGTAACCCGACACTACAATACAGGAGATTACGATATTGTAGTTCAGCGTAGGGGCCGACCAACAAGCACAGTAGTTTCGGATTATAAATCTAACTCTAAACAGTTGCTTGATTATACAACTACTTTTGCGGCTCCTCAAGTAGATTCATTTAATAATTCAGATTTAGAAATTAGTAACATTGAATACCAAGGAGAGCTTGTTAGTAAAATTATGGGATATAGTGATAAGGTAGAAATTTATATTTTATCTGACTATATGACCCCTGTAAATATTACTAACATTGAACTTAGAGGAAAGTTTAAACAAACTTACTCTGCTGTACTTTAACGTTCTCCTTTCCTTTTGCTCTCGGTTGTCGAGAGATGGCTGAGAGCTTTTATATACTTTAAAATAAAGGAGGCTTACTATGCCTTTTGTTGATAATACTACGGCGTTTGAGCAAAAGTATGCGTCATCTGATGAAGATAATAAGTATTCCTATAGTAGTCTTGTTTTGAATGATGCTATTACGGATGAAGCTCAAATTCAAGTTCGATATGTTCCTACTACGATTTATGTTGGAGATACTCAAGCAGACGGAGGAACTGCAAGGGCAACTAATAGTCTTAGTTCTAGGATTCTTGAGCTTTTAACAGTTATTCCTACGACTCTCGAAGAAATAACTGTCTATACAGTTAATGCCAGTGATGATGATATTACCTTTAATATTACCAATCTTCAGAATAAGGAACGTCAAATTGACGGCGTTAGTTATTACTATGGAGCAGCTCTGTCTGTTTCTACTACAGAACCAATTGTTATTCGAAGAGCTACCTCTTTAAATGACAAGTCCGTTTCGTTTCAGGCGGGCAGCAGACTTACATCAACCTCTCTTAATTTAGCTGTTGATCAGTTATTTAACGCTTCGCAGGAGCTTACTGCTTTTGGAGGATCTGGTGGGTCAGGAGTATCTGCTAGCGAGTTAAATTTAGAAGGATACTCAATTCAAGACTTAGGTGATGTTAGCAATTTTGCTAGTCCAGGCGCACTTGAATGGACTGGTACTGGGGTTGGTATTGCAGCTTTTAGTAACCTTCCTTCTTCAGATCCAAGCGATGAAGGAAAATACCTTGGTGTCAATTCTTCTGGAGCTGCTGTTTGGTCGGCCTTTGATATTCAGGGAGCTAATGTTGCTTATGACGGAAGTAATAGTGTTAATGATAAAATTAATGACAACATTACTAACATTGCTTCTAATGATAATGACATTACCAATCTTCAAAATAAAACTACTGCATTATCTTACGATGCTAGCACTGGTTTTGATTTTACTGGTAATATTACAAACGGAACTGGTAGTATTACAACTAATAGTGCTACTGTAGGCGGTATGCCAGTTACAGATAGGTTTTTCTTTGCATCAAAGCCGGGTAGTGATGGAGAAATTAGAACTACAACGATTACTGGAACTGGTTCAAGAAGTCTTATTGCTGCTGAAGATCTTGATGCGGTGTGGTCTTTTTATGGAAATAGTGAGGGACTTGCCTCCTATGAGTCAACAGATACTCAAAGAGAAAATAATTGCATTAAAATTCCTAGAGATATGACTATTAGATGTAAAATAGATTTTGCTGCTAGGCCAACACAAGGCGAAAAACTTTTTGGGGGTGGTTTTGTTGCGCCCTATAAAAATATTGATTGGACTAGTGTTAGTTACACTGATCGTACAACCTTTAATTCCTATTCCGCAGGATCTGTTGCTTTTCAATATCTATATAATAATAGAACAGAATCATCAAGCTCTCAATTTTATGATCTTGTTCCTACACATAAGCAATGGATTTTAAATGTAAGTGAAAATGATAAGCTTTATTTTTTGTTTTGGAGATGGGGACCCAGTGGTAGTACTGACGATGATAGCTATTCTGATGTTGAACTACGATATGGAAAGTTATATATTGAAGAAATTTTCCCCGCATCCTTTAGTTCGCTATCAAGCGTCGGTACAATTGCTTCTTCATAGTTTAAATAAAGGAGAATAGCATGGCTTTGGGTGATATAAATACAACAAAACTTAATGCTTCTGGTATTATGTCTACTCGTGATTTTATTGGATTAACTGTTGGATCTTTTGAAGTTAAAAAACTTTCTTATTCAGATGAATGGTATTCAACTATTAATCAAGGAATTCTTTTAGGTTATGGTCTTCCTTCTCAAGATGATGCATTAGCATTATTGCATGGAGTTATGCTTCAAAAAGGAGGAGGAGAAAGTCAAGTAAATGCTGCTATTCAAGAAATGATTGCAGATGGTCGTGGTATTATTGAATCTGATATTACTGAAGTTATTCTTGATACTTATATTCTTAATGGCAATACATGGAGATGGAGGTCTTCTAATAACTGGTGGAATGGTTTAACAGGAGGACTTGGAAATGGGTATTGGACCTCTACTAATTCAGAAACAGGAACTTATCTAAAAGTAGACCGTGGTAGTAGAATTGAAAGAGAGTATATTATGTTTTCTGCTGATGATCCCGATCAAACTATTGGTGGAACTACTAATCCTTGGGTAAAGCTTATAGTTACCCCTTCTAGTGGAGGAAGCCCTAAAGGTTATAAAGGAATTAATACAGGAGCTGGAGATTCTAGGTGGTATTGGGTAGATGAAGCAGGAAATACTACAACTTTTACTACAGCTCAAATAGAAAATGGTGGAACATTTGGGTGGGATCAATCCGACTCAATTCAGATTCAAATTGGCAAAGGATAATTTATGGAGAATAATTATGCCAAATATAACAATTGGCGAAACTAGCTATGCCTACGATAGTCAAGCTAGATCTATTGGAGGTACGGTTACACACAAGTTTAATCCTGCTTTATCCTTTAATATTAATAAACTATCTGACACAAGATGGTCATTACGAGTTAATCGAACAGATCTTGTTGGTATCTACGAAAACAGATCGTATGCTTTAGGTATTTTGTTGGGATTATATACATCTAAAAACGGAAATGAAGCAAGCTTTAATCAGTGGATGAATCACTCTATTACAAGTAGAGGAAGTGTTATTGACGCTGACTAGGCAACCCAGACTCTTGTTTTTGGTATTCGCGGAGATCACGACAATGGTGGTCAAACAATAAGCAGTACTGGAGATACCATCTTTACTACGAGTCACACTAATAGCTACAGAAATTTAGTATGACTGGTTAGTTCAACTAAAACCTTAGGACCGTTGGACTGCTGTTGCAGCAACTTTAGCGAACGTAGGTTACGCTATTCAGTGCAGCATGCCTCAGGGCAAGCAGCGACGGAACTTATCATAGTGGCGTTAGGGGTCGCTGTATCCCCTAACGCCTTTGATTTAATATTACTAGTTTAATTAAGGGGGAAACTAAAATGGAGCTTATTACTGACGAAAGAATTATCGAATTATTGATGATGCTTGTTGGATCAGCTTTATTAGGACTAGTTGGTTTTGTGTGGAAAATAAGCCATAAGGTTTCAGAAAACGCAAAAAGAATAGATGGTTTAGTAAACATGCAGCAAAAAGATACAGAACAACTTAGGCGTGATATAGATATGATTATTTCTAAAGTAGACAAACAAGGAGAATGGGCTACTAGTAGAATGATGTCCATTGCAAAAGAAATGCCCAGATAAAGGATTTTATAAATGAGCATGGAATTAATTTCAATGTTAGGAGGAGGTCTTGCAGGTTTTATATTCCGTTTTATGGCAATGTCTGTTGAAAACCAACAGAAAACTACAGAAATGCTTTTACAAAAACAAGCCGCAGCAGATGACTCAGCTGACAGGGCTGCTAAGCGTGGTACTCATTTTGGCCGGAGGGTGCTCGTCTTTACCGTCCTCTGGGTTCTTGCAGTCGCCCCGTTCCTCGGAGCCTTACTCGGAGTCGACACATGGGTTGAAACTGAACGAGCCCCTTGGGACTTATTCGGAATCTTTTCAGGAGGCTGGACTCAACTTCAAGGAATCATCGTGTTACCTGAGCTTCGCGCTGCTCTTCTTGCCGCCGTTGGTTTTTACCTTGGCGGTTCTTCCATTGCGAGAGGTAAATAAAAATGAACGAAAATCAGATGTTTGATTTACTTCTCTTAGCTATTGGTATTGTTGCCGCTATGGTAGGAGCTGTTTTATATCGTGTATGGGCAATTCCAGCTATGCAGCAAAAGATAGAAATTATGGACGAGGAACAAGCTAAATCTCGTCAACACATTCACGATATGCGAAATACTTTACACGAACATGATACAAGGATTACTATTCTTGAGGAAACAAAGCAGGAAACCTCTTCGTGAAAACCAGTTACCAAGGTTAAGATTGGCTTCTGTTAAAGCAGAAAAAAGAAAAAGATATATTTTTAAAGATAAAAAATAATGGGGAGATATTGTCGTGTCGGATAGATGTCCTTATTGTTCGGATTATAAAGAACTAAAACAAGAACTTGAGGAAACAAAACGAAACGCAGAAAAAGAAACTAAAGATTCTCTTAAAAAATGTGAGTGCGAAAAGAAAAAACTTAGGTCTAAGTTAATTAAACTAGGAATTATTATTATTATAGCAGGAACATTACTAGGAAAAGAATTTGTAGATAAGGTATCTGAGTATTTAGATAGTTTTAATAAGATTAAAGAAACTAGTTCTGAATTAATATTAAATGCTACTCCTATAGAAAGAAAACCTGCTTCTACCTCTTGGCCTTCTTTTCCAAAGAAAAGAAAAGGATTTGATCCAATTTCTTTATCATCACTCAAAACTAAAAACATTCAGCTATATGAGGAAGACTTAACTAAATCTTTAGATACTACTTTAGTTTTGCCTTTGGATCCAACAGTATTTCATTCTTTTAAATCTTTGCCTTACTTTGATGAGACTTTAAATGACTTTAACTTAGACTGGTCAACTTACTTATTATATGAAACCTCGAAAGAATTAATACCCTTGGATGTAACTAAATTTGAAGATCCATTAAATATTCAATTTTATTATGCTTCTACTATTCCAAGTCCGGCTTCTCCTATTCCGGGTCCGGGAGTATTAATGTCTTTAGCAATAGGTTTAGTTTTTATTAAAAAAAGAAAAAGATAAATACACTTTTACTTAAGGATATATAATTATGTATAAGAACAAAAGAAAAATGGTTATGAAGTCTGCAACGAACAATAAAAATAAAAGCACTAAAAAAAGAACTAAAGGTGCCAAAAATACAAAATCATCTTACAAAAAAATGGTGTCTGCTCGTAGGAGCGGATATTGATGGCCCGCCGTAAGGCTAAAGGCGGAAAAAAGAAAAAGCCTTTAGATGCTTGCGCAAAGCTTGCTAAACGTCGTTATAAAAAATGGCCTTCTGCCTATGCTAGCGGTCATGCAGTTCAATGCCGCAAAGCTGGAGGAGTTGCTGCGTTTACTAAAAAGAAAAGGAAAAAGTAATGGTTAAAAAGAAAAAAGAAAAATTTACTCCTCATATGATGTATTCTAAAGGCGGTAAGGGAGTAAAGGCTAATACTTTTAAGAAACATCTTGAACTTAAAAACAAAGGGTATGGACATAAAAAACCAGCAACTAAAAGGAAAAAGTAATGGCTCGAAAAAAGAAGTCTAATTTTTCCCTAGAAAAGAAAAAGGGTTTGCATGGTTGGTTTTCTCGTAACAAGGGCAAGGGATGGGTAGACTGCAAAACAGGTAAACCCTGTGGGCGCAAGTCTGCTAAAGGAAAAAGCAAGCGAGGATATCCTGCTTGTCGACCAACAATGGCTCAATGTACTTCTGCTGCCAAAAAGAAAAAAGGACCCAAGCGTATTTCTTGGCAGGGAAAAGCTAAGAAAAAGAAAGGGAAAAAGTAATGCCTAAACCAGATTCCCGATTAAAAAAGGCAGGAGTCTCGGGTTATAATAAACCGAAACGAACACCTAATCATCCTACTAAATCACATATTGTTGTTGCTAAAGAAGGTAACAAAATTAAAACTATTCGATTTGGACAGCAGGGAGCAAAGACAGCAGGCAAACCAAAGGCTGGTGAGTCTGACCGAATGAAAAAGAAACGAGCATCTTTTAAGGCTCGTCATCGAAAAAACATTAAAAAGGGTAAGATGTCTGCTGCCTTCTGGGCCGATAAGGTTAAATGGTAAGGACAGCTTATGGAAAATAAAAAAGTTACTGAACTTGAAACTGTATTGTTTAATGCAGTAATTCAAGAACTAAAAACGGAGCCAACTGCTGGCTGGGCTCAGGTTGCTCGCGGTCTTCTTTCAGACTATAGGCACAATATGGATGATCTGCCCGGTCTTCAGGGAGAAGAAATCAAACAGATTCTAAAAGATTCTGCTCCGTTTAAAATTAACAAAACTGGTTAAGAGGGAAACCTCTTGCCAGTTTTTCAAGGAGAACAATATGAACCCTCTTAATCAAGACCTAATTCCAGACAGTGTACCTGATGAGATGGTAGAAGATTTTAGAAATCATCTCTATGCTACAATGAAATATTTGTTTGGGGTTGCTCCTACAGATATCCAATATGCAATGGCTGAGGCCCTTCAGGACTATAGCACAGATTTACAGCTTCAGGCTGGACGAGGTGCGGGTAAGTCGGTTCTTACTTCAATTTTAGCGTCATGGTTTTTATTGCGTGATCCAGATATTACTATTATTGTTCTTTCTGCAACCGCACAAAAAGCTATTGAGTTTATTAGTATGACTCGTAAAATTTTAGATCTTGTTCCGTATTGTAATCACCTTAGTCCTTCTGAGGGAATGATTGATAATGCTTTTGCTTTTAACTGCGGCTCACGAGAAAAAATCGGACAAGATGCCTCTGTATTTGCTAGAGGTATTACCAGCCAAATTACTGGTAGTCATGCTGATATTGTTATTAGTGATGATATTGAAATTGAAGGAAACTCCGATACAGAAACACAAAGAGAGCGATTGTTAAGTAGGCTTCATGAATTAGAGCAAATTAGAAATCCGGGTGGACGGGTTATTATGCTAGGAACTCCTCAAACTAGAGATTCTATTTATAACAAACTAGCAGAAAGCTACCCTCAAATTAAATTTCCAGCTCTTATTCCTGACAAAAATATTCCTTCGCAATGTGAAAATGTTGCTGATTGGATTATGGCCCTTCCCGGGGATGCAGGTATTTCGACTCAACCGGAACGATTTTCTCAAGAATTATTAGAAGAACGTAAGGCTAAAATTGGACCTACTAAATTTGATTTACATTATCGACTTGACTGCTCTTTAGCGGATGTAGATAAATATCCACTAAGGCTTTCAGATCTTGTTGTGTTCGATGTAGACCCAGAAGTTTTTCCTGAACGAGTTGTATGGGCTAGTGCAGAGCCATATAAGCATTTGCCTAGCTTTGGTATGTCTGGAGATAAATTATATAAACCTATGTATATTTCTCCTAGCTTTATTCCATATACTCAAACAATTGTATTTGTCGATCCTTCAGGCAGAGGCTCAGATGAAACAGCTGTGTGCGTTGCATCTACGGTAAATGGGTACGTTGTTATTCACGAGCTGTTTGGCCTTGATGGTGGATACGATGATAAAACGCTTGAAAAAATCGCAAAGAAAGCTTTACAATATAGTGCCTCAGAAATTCGTATTGAATCAAACTTTGGCGATGGTACTGTTGCGGCTCTTATGCGACCTATTGCAGCTCGCATATGTGGTCAGATTTCTGTAGCCGATTATCGGGTACAAGGATCAAAAGAAGCTCGAATGATTAATAATATTGAGCCTGTTATGGCAAGCCATCGTTTGGTATTTAATTCTAAAGCTATTCGAGAAGAACAAACTCAAAAGCAGCTTACTCGACTTACAGATGCCAAAGGATCTCTTAAGCATGATGATAGAGTAGATGTTCTGTCCTCTGCTTGTGATTTTTGGAGAGACTGGCTTCAGGTTGATGTTGAAGAACTATCAGCTAAAAATGCACTAAAAGCAGAAGAAGATTATATTAATATGTGGGTTGATGATGCCCGCCGTGCAGAGCTAATCCGTGAGGGTCGCGGCAATAGCGGAACCTCTAGAATACAAACTATTTTTGGGGGAAGCGATAGACGAAACAATCGACCAAACTTTTTAAGGAGAAGTCGATGATTGTTGTTACAGGTACAGCTCCTCGATGTGGAACTTCTGCAATGATGCGAGAGCTTATTAAAGAGTATAAACCTCACAGCTATAGTGAAAAGTTTCCTTCTTATTCAGCTCCCGATAAAAATCCCGAAGGATTTTGGGATATTAAAAAGGAAGCTTTATTTACAGATGAAAATATTCCTACGGAAGAAGACTCCGTAATTAAACTTTGGTATCCCCAGTTTCATAGATTAAATATTGAGGATGTAAAACTAGTTGTTGTTATGACAAGAAATAACTTTCTTGAGCAGGTTAAATCAATTAGATCTTGTGCAATTGCAGAAGGCTCTCCTGATCCTGCTCCTTACGAAATTTCTCGTATTTTTAAAAACCAACAGTATGGACTTGATACTATATTTAATGAAACTCCTCAGATTCGGATAAAAATGGAAACACTCCGCAAAGATCCTGAGTCTGTACTTTCTTATATTAAGGAGATTTTATAATGGCAGCAGTTGCACTTGGAGTTGCCAGCCTTGTTATGGGCGCAGCAGGAGCTGTATCAAGCGCGCAAGGTCAGGCAACTGGAGCAAGGGCTCAGTATGAGCAACAAAGAATTAACCAGCAGTGGTCTGAATTCGAAAAGCAGTTAGCCTTATCTCAGCAGCGCGGAACAATGGGGCTGCAAGAATTTGATAGACTTTTTGGAAATGCTATTCTTGAGCGAGAATCTCTTGAACAGCAAATTTTAGGACAGCGTGCCTATCGTGAGCAATCACAGTATCAGACTCAACAGCTTGTTAGGAACTTTCGAGAAACTATGGCTAGACAGTCTGGATCTTTAGCCAGCCGAGGCGTTGGAAGAGGAGGCTCTGCCGAAGCCATTCAACGCCAAACTGAAAAAAATATGTTGAATGATCATGCTAGACTTCGTATTAATGACGAATATCAATTAGCTGCTTTTCAAAATCAACGAAACGAAATTCTTAAAAAACGAAATCTTCGGCCCACAAATCAACCGCCTACCTATATTCCTGCCACCCCGGTTCAAATGCCGAACACGAGTGGTATGGTAGCAGGAGCTCTTTTAGGGGCTGTTGCTCAGGGTCTTGGTGGAATTGGAGGAGCAATGGCAGCAAGGCAG